GTCGTTGTCAGCAGTAGAAACACGCAGTTCAGTGTCAAGCAAACGCTTAGCAACGAACATCAGTGCTGGAGGAATCACCATCTTACGGGGCTTGGCGGCGATCAACAGACCGCGCTCATCAGTCCATGCAGCGATTTGAATCACAGCATTTTCCAAAGAGGTTTCGTTCAAGTCAACGCCAGTTGTAGGGCTGTTGAAGTTCACACCACCGTTAACGAGTGGGTGACCAACGCGAGTGCTAGAACTGTTGTTACCGAACAAAGTGACGCCATCACCGCCCAAGTATGAACCGTTGAAACCATTGTTGATAACGGAAGCGGCTTTAACTTGCTTGGTGTAAGACATGGCGCGGGCCAAAGCTTTGGTGTAACGAGCAGACAAAGAGTCATACAAGTTATCTTCCACAGCTTCTTCAGTGATACTGAAGCCCAGAGCGATAGTCTCGTGGTTGTAGCGTGCAGTGAAGGCTTCCTGCGCATTGTCATAAGCAATGGAAGAACCCTCATTCTTGACGGGAGCAGAACCAAAGCCAGCAAGCTTTGTCTCTTCTTCGAAGCTACGCTCAGATTTCTCTGTTTCGTAGATTTCTTTGTGCTCTTCGCCGTAGCGGGCATACTCTAAACCGAACAATGCGTTCAGGCCGGGGAGCAGCTCTTTAAGTAGTTGTGCGCGTGAAATTGCCATGGTTTAACTCCTTACAGGCCTACGTTGTTTAAATACGAGTGGGCACTGGGGTTGAATTTAACAAACACATCAGTGTACGCATCGCCAATTTCTGAGAAGCCTTCCAGCTCAACAAAACCCACAATACGGAAAGCCGCAGCAGTGGTAACCACGGTGGACTCCAAAGCGCTAGTTGAGTTACCAGTTGTGGTGGAACCAGTGCTGGTGCTCTGCACAGCGGCAAAGAAGGTGTTAGTGCCCAATGCGGATTGAGTGGCAGAACCATCAAGCTGCGCTTGGAAAGTAACAAACGGGTCAGTAATAACTTTAGCTGTTACCACGCCGGTTGTGCCGGAAGGGTAGTACTGAGAGTTAATCACTTGGCCTTGTGCATTGACATACTCACAACCAACGAAAACGCCGATTGCACCTATGCCGTTACCACCAAGGTTGTTGGTGGTGATGTCAGCACCAGTAGCGGTCGAAATGGCTAGATAGCCGTCCGAGCCAATGATGACTACTTGACCATAGAAAATGTTGGTGGCTTCGCCAGCAGGATCAATCAGAAAAGTCTGAGTTGCGCCTGCATAGGGCATGCCATCAACGCGGTTTACGGGGCGAAGCCCGTAGGGAGAAGCGGTAGATGCCATTTAAGGACTCCTAAATTTATTTAGAACCAGAACCAAACCCACCACGCGTTGAAGACGACTTGCGTTCGGCAAACAACGGCATACGTGAGTCATTTTGTCGCATGAAGCTATTGTCAACTGACTCCATCTGGTTTTGAGCTTGTTGGTTGTAATAAGCGTCACGGGCTTCCGCTTTTTCTTTGGCGATCTTGCAGAGCATGAGGCCACCGATTTCCACGTTCCCAGTCTTTTCATTACCCATCATCATCAATTCTGGATGGTCAGCTGCCTTCACCGGCTCCCAACCTTCGCGCATTCTGCGTGATACGTTGGTCACTTCCGACTGTCCCAGCACATGAGTCGCTACCCAGCGATACACGTAGCCCGGTTCAGGCGTTGGATCAGGCAAGTTTGTCGGCGGTACGTATACAGCACGAGCAGATTTTTCGCGTGACACCAAGTCACGATTTGTACGGTTTTCAGCCATTCGATTTCTCCATTTTTACCAATTCAGCAGCATATTGCTGCGGGGTTAAGCCAAACTTTTTTGCCAACGAAACTTGCGTCGGACTTAGTTGGACTCTTTTTGCTCCTGTCGAACGAGTCGCAGAGGCAACAACCGTGGAAGGCTTTCTGGAGCCATCGCCGGACTTCGGCCTGCCTTGTCCACCGAAAACATCAGGGAACGTAGCTTTCATGCGAGCATCAATGCGCTCGAAATATTCGTCAGAGCGGGGGTCTATTCCCGAGTTCACTAGTTTTTGGTGCAGCCCTAGTGAAAAGCTGGTGAGTTCCTCGTACCCGGGTGATCCAAACCACTGGTTTCTTGCCTGCCAGCGCAGTGTTTTATCGTCCGGTTGAACCGCTTCGGGTACTTGTTGACTAGTTTGTACAACATCAGAATCAATTTGTAAAGGGGTTGGGCGGAAATTTTTTGCGGCTGTTGCACGCATCTTTGCATCCGCCAACTCCTCTTGAGCCGCAATGATTGCATCTGTGTCAAATGCTTCATGGGCTTCCTTAAGCTTTTTACGGGCCATAGCCAGTTCAGCTTCTGTAGCAGTTTGAATCGTGGCGGCATACTGTTGCTCGCCATTATTCACGTATTGTTTAAGCTTATTGTTCTCGGCCAACAGGTGTTGGGCCATTCTTTCAAGCTCTTGTTTTTCGCGCATTGTCGCTTCTTTGACACGGCGCTCATCGTGACGGGCATGAGTGAGTTCCTTGATGCGCTTTTTAACGCCCTCAGAGTAGTTCTCAATCTCGTCATCGGTTGGATCGGCGACTTCGCGGTCTAGGGGCTTGCGGCCTCTGTCACGTTCAGGCGTATCGTCTACGATCTCTATTTCGACGTCTGCTTCGGACGATCCCACGGGTGCGGGGGTGCTGTCAAGCTCGTCGGGGAACTTGTATTGTTCAGCCATTTCTTTCCTTTCAAGCGCGGGTTAAACCGCGGGGGTCTTGCACAACAGCATCAATTTGGTCATCATTGATGAGACGGAACTCCTTGCCAAAGATTTTGAATCTTGTGCCGGAGTAAGTACGTACTAACACGAAGTCGCCTTCTTTACACCATGCGCCTGTGGGGAACTTGGCGCTGTCTTTGTACGCATCGGGGCCTACACGCAATACAAACAGCACCGTGGTGGCTGTCTCTTCTTGGCGCATGAACTCCGTTGGTTTATACAGGTTTGACCCTGCAATCTTTTCGTCTGCTTCTGGAACAACGCACAGCAACTTCCAACCTGTGGGGGTTGGCAGCGCACCTGCTTTTGTTTCACTGTCAGCGCCTTCTTCTGGCGAATCCAATTGCTGGATATGCTTTGGTAAGACGATGTTTGGCGGCAGGATTAATCCTGATTCAGTTTCAATCATCTGATTGTTCAACTTTCTGTAGCAGGTCGAGGAGATAACGCTCTGCAAGGGCTAGACCCGAAATAATCCCGCAGAGTTTTTGGTATTCATCAAATGATCGACACGATCCCGCAGCCAAGTCATCTGCGTAGTTGTTCATGTCAGTACGTATTTTGTCGCGCAATACGGATGCGAATTCTTGGATCATTTGGGTTCCTTACCTTGTGGCTGGCTTTTATTTGCAAACTGCAAAGCTGTAGTGCGGGCTTGCAAGTCCATCTCTTTCTGTCGCTTAGAAATTTCAGAGCCTAGCTTCACACCGGCATACTCTTGGTCAAACTGTTGTTTAACCTTGCTTTCGTTGATCTGCGCACCGATGCGCATACCTTCAAGTTCTTGTTCACTACGCAGTCTTTCAGTGTCCAAATCAAGTTTGTCTGCCTTGGCAGTCATGTCAGCCACCATCTTCTGAGCATCCAACTGCGCGGCTTGTTGCTTAAGCTGGAAGTCTTGTTGCATCTTCTGCGCTTCCATTTGCAAGCGTTGTTGCCCCAACTGAATGTTGGCCTGAATTTCCTGTTGCTTGAGTTGCAACTCTTGCTGTTGCATCTGGATAAGCGGGTCTTGCGCTTGTTGCTGAGCTTGCTGTTGTGCGGCTTGTGCTTGGTTTTGCTGCAGCATCTGCTGAGCCGCTTGCGCCATCATGCTGGCCATTGCGTTGGCAACTGCGGTTGGCACCTGCTCGTCTTCTTTTGGAATCGACATGCCAAGTTGTTTCTCCAACTGCAACTTGTACTGGAACCCTACGTGCTCTGCGATGTGTGCAGTCAGCGCCGCTTGAATCTGAGGAGCCTTGGGGTTCTGGCCAATCAACTGCATCACGGTTGGGTCTTGCATCATGCTGGTGTGCACAGCAAGGTGCGCGGCATGGTCTTGCTCCACAAACGCTTTGAGTGGCTCGCCCTTGAGTACAGCCATGTTCTCTGTCACAGGGTCTTTGGGTTTCTGGTCATCCTCAAGTGGCACAAGTTTGTCTGCGTTCTTGATGCCCAAAACTTCCAACATGTTGCGGTGCAACTGCGGCAGGTCATAGATATCTGGAGCCATCTGCGCCATCTGAATCACGGCTTGGTACTGCACCACACGCTGAGACATCGTGGCCGCATTGGGATCAGACACGGGGATAACGTCTACATGCGCGTAGTCAGACTTCTTAGCGCGTGGGCCGTCGTCGCCTTCTGGCTCGTATGAGTATGTGTCATCTGTGTAGTCACGGATGATGTCACGCAGAAGCTGCAACTCTTGCTTCAAAGCGTAGTGCACACGGGCCTGCACAGCCGTCATCACTTTAAGCTGGCGCTCAAGCAATGCCAGCGTTGTGCCCACAGGAGCCTGCGCAGACATGTCGGACACTTTCATATCCGCAGTAGCCGCAAAGCGTCGTCCTTCGTCTACGATCTTATCAAGCAGTGCGGCAAGCACTGCTGAAGGCTCTTTGTATGGCAGGGGCAGGATGCTGTCACGGATGGTGCCAGAGCCGATGTCTACGTCACGGAATTCACCCGGAGCGATTGGGGTGTCATCTCCCTTGATGCGCAGTCCTCTGGACTTGAGGCCACCGGGCAAGTTGGACAATGTTCCTGCATCGATGAGCTGGCGCATGATGCTTGTAGCGGATTTAGCAAAGCCTCCGATAAGATGGAACAGCCCGAAGCCATAAGCTCCAAAACCCGGAATATACTGGTAGTGCACGAAGTGCTGGCGTTTGAGTTTGAGTGGATCATCTTCCTCCCAATTACGGCGAATAGCTAAAACATCGTTTGTGCCGCGAATGATTGTCACCACGTACGGAAGCGCGATGCCTGTTGGCTCGCCATCGTCGTCCAAGTCTTCGTGACCCTTGATATCCAAGTCAACGTGGCACTCAAGGAGCGTGAAACGGTCATCGTTCAGATCGCTAAAGCCTGTCTCTTTGTCCTTGGCTTTCTGAATATCGCCAACAACTTTGTCTGGCTCACCCAGTTCTACTTCACAGTAAAACCCAGCTTGCTGCAGTTTCAAAATCTCATTCTTGGTCTTGCGCATAACGTGCGTGACGCGATAGCAAGTCTGAATGTCCGATGTGCCGTAGGGCAGGATCATGTCTTCCGCAGGAATAAAGATAGACACTTGGCGGCCAAGTGAGGGGTCGTAGTACACCTTCTTAAATGCGGAGCCTGTGGCCGGCAATGACCACAACATGCGCTCATGCTCTGGGCGGAACTCAACCATCTTCTCAGTCAGCTGGTAGTTCATATCCGCTTCTACGCGCACAGCCGCTTCTTGCTTTTGCGGTGTCTCTTTACCAAGTATTTTGGTACGCACGGGGCCTTGCGCTGGGAATGTCTCGGTGATTGTTTCTGACTGGAAGCGCACAACGGCTTCTGTAATCATCGGGTGGAACACGCCAGACGCTCCGTTCCAAGGCTCGGTGCGCTCCTCCATTTGCAAGCCCAAGAGCTTCAAGCCTTCTGTGTAGGCTTTCTCCCAGTCCTTGCGGGAGCTCTTATCTTGCTCAATGTCGCCTGCCAAGTCACTGGCCAGCGTCTGCATGGCGCTCTCGTCCATGTACTCAGCCAAGTTAGCGTCAAAATCTTCAGCAGACGGCTCTCCCGGCTCAATCTCAATCTCCATGCCGTCGATGCCGATCTTGACCATCTCGGGATCAACGATCTCAATCTCGATGGGAGACTCATCCTCTGCCAGCTCTTCAATGCCTGTTGGAGATTGGTACAGCGCTTTGTCAATGTTCGTTGCCATGTGTGTTCCTAATAGTATGCGTACGACTTGCGGCGGAAGTAATCAGGGTCATCCTTCGCATCCGTGTTCAAAGTGATAAAACCGCCTTGCCTAAAGCGTAGCAGTGCTTGTGTGGTCGTGTCCACGAAGTCATCGTGCTCCCCAACTGGGAAAGCCGCCATCTCTTCGATCACTTCTCGTGCCCAGCGTGTGTCTGGTGCCCAGACCATGCCAGAGGCAAACAAATCAGCCACTGCGTTTAATCGTACCATCTTGTCGTTGCCGCGGCTAGGATTTGTTTCCTGCACGGGGATGTCCATAGCCCGCAGTTCTTGGATCAGCGGAGCGCCTGCGGCCTTCTTCTCCACGATAAACGCGTCTGGCTCCCACTCCTTGTAGTGCTTAAGCGCAACTTCTTTAAGTTCAGGGAACGTCATGCGGTCTTTGAACGCATCGAGCAAGATAATCTGCGTCGCGTCCTTCTCTTCTTCGTTGAAGAACACGCCCCATGTGGTGCAGGCTGAATAGTCAGAGTTGTTCTTGGTCTCAAACGCGGTATCCCACGACTGAATGACGTAATCGCACTGCGGTGGGTCTTCAGCCTCCCATATCCGCCACATCTTGCGCCCAACAATGGCTGAATTCTCGCTTGTGGGCTGCTGCATGTACTGCGCGTTCCAATACCTAGGCTCAATGGACGCTTTAGTCGCTTTAAGTGCGGCAAGAGGCCACTGCTCTGGCCACAATGACTTCTCGTCCTCGGTGTCTTCGTTAAGAATGGCTGGAAGCTCCACAATTTCCCATGGAATAGCCTCTGGGTTGCGAGCTTGGTAGTCAATCAAGCGCCCAGTCAGGTCTAAGAGCGACCATCTGGTCATAATCACAATGATCGCACCGCCCGGCATCAAGCGCTGCAGTGGGCCGGTCTGGAACCAAGACCATGCAGTGTCAAAAGCAAGCCGTGAGTTGGCTTTTACGTCTTGTTCTGAATGAGGGTCATCAATGACGAAAAGATCAGCCCCACGGCCAGCCAGTGCGCCACCAACACCAGCAGCATAATACTGACCACCAGCAGAAGTCGACCACTTACCGGCAGCTTTCTGATCGTCTGCGACCATTGTTTGGGGGAAAACTTCACGATACTCCTCCGATTCAATCAAGTTACGCACTCTACGGCCAAAGTCTTCAGACAAACCAGCGGTGTGGGTGCCCATGATGATCTTCT